ATCACTTCCTGATGGAAAGTGGTGGTGACATGTCTATCACCAACTCGAACTCCAACTTCGGTAACACCTCGCTCCACTCTATTGGTTTCAAAGGATTTGCATTCAACCAGGACAAGGGTGGTTACATCGATGCTATCGTTCCTCCCAAGGTTGTTGACACTTCACAAGAGGCGATCATCAAGAACCAGTATTATACTCTGGATATTGAAGCATCTAACGATCAGTCCAACCACACTAAACTATATCTTGCTGGTGATACAAACCAAGATCCTGCAGATCGTCCTGCAGCATCTATCGGTGGATATAGAATCGGTGCAAAACAAGATGACAAACTCTATGTCAAACTAGCATCTGGTGGTGTAGGTGGTAAGCAAACTTATGCTTCTACTTTATCTCCATCTGGTGTTAAAACTTACAAGGCATCTCTATCTACATTAACACCAGCAAACCTGAACGTATTGTTCGACCTAGACGGTGATGGTGTTGATGACTTCAACTATGCATACGATGCTGCCAATCGCATTGAGAAAAATAGAGCTTTCTTGGCACAAGAGACATATGGATATATTACTGATCTCTATCCAGCACTGCTAACAGACACTAGTCTGACTATCACCAAGTGTGAGAGAGATCTCGGATTTGTCATTGATGCTGTCGTAAAAGATCTTCGTGTAGGTGGCAACATTAATACAATCTATGCAGCAGAATCTTACCTCTCTGGTGGAACGGTTGAATATATTGATGGAGAACTCACCGAGACTCTAATTGCATACGACTATCTCAAGAATTTGATGGTCTCTGCAATGAGAAACTTCAATGTTGTCCTTCGTAATTGTACTCTTACTGACGGTTCTGCAACGATTGTTGTTGGTGATACAACTGGATTGACTCCTGGCATGAATGTAAGTCACTATGATACTAGTGACTTCACAGATGGTGTATTGAATCAAGGTGCTACTAGACTTGATACACTTCTCGATGGAAACAGCCCTGTTCTCATTGATCAGGTAGTTAACTCTACAACTATTACAGTTAAAACGGTTGATACCGACCAACCTTTCCTTGCAAAAGGAAATAGTACGACTGCATCTTTGTATTTTGAAAATGTAAATATCTTCTCTGCAGCTATCAGAGACACTGATGATACTATCACTCCTGATGCAAATTACTATCCAGAGTGTGCAAATATTGCTACGGCAATTCAAGGATACTTTGATACTCTGAACTTGATTCTTAATGGTAATGCTAATCAGATTACTAGAGTTGATCCTATCATTGAATCTTCTTCCTTGATTGGTAGAGCAACCGTATTCACTATTGACACTGGCGGTGGTCAATCTGATCCTCATGGTCTACAGACTGGAACTCCCGTTAGACTTGTTCCAAGAGCATCTCAAGGAGGTTTAGACAAGCGTTTGGTTAGACTACCTCGTGGGTTCGAGACTAATAGACCATATTACGTAATTGCTCCTGGCAGAGATACTTATCCAGATTCTTTCAACAATACGTCAGAATTTGACAACACTGCTGGCACCAAACTGATGCTGGCAGCAACTAAAGAGAATGCAGCAGCAGGTATCTACATCTATTCTTCTGAAACAGAGAGTGTAGATCCTAATGTTGAAATTTTGGTTCAGCAATCTACACTTGATGATACCTACGACTTACATCGTTATGTCTGTAACGTCTCTGGAACCTTTATTGAAACTGATATTCCTCACGTTTTTGACGTTCCTGTACCAAATGTCCCTGCACAACAGATCTTCTTTGCAGTATCTGGTGATGCAAGTTCTCAACTGCCAACAATTGCTGGTGCTGGTGATGTACCAACAAATGTATATTATTTCCCCCGTTTTGTCACCAAGACAAAATTCTCTGTTCACACAACACAAGCAGATGCACAAGCTGGTACAAATGCGGTAATCTTTACTTCTGGTAGTGGTAGTGACTTCATTGTTTATGGCAACAAGAAGACATCTCCACTTAAGTATGATCCCGTTTCGTTCCAGAGATGGTATCTGAATGTTACTGACGAATCTAGTGGTGGTTCTAATCCTAATAGCATCCTAACTAGATTCCATGAGGTTGATTTTGTTGATGGTACTGGTAATCTGTTCACTCCAGATACTTGGTATGAAAGAATTCAGGATGATAGAACCCCTCTCGATAGAATCTATCGCCTGCGTTATGTCCTACCACAATATCTGCAGACAGTTCGTGAACCTCTCAATGGTTACGTTATTAAGACAAGAACTGACGATAGAAGACGACTGAAGCCACAGAAGTTCTATCTAGAACCATTCAGCAATGGCGCACCTGATGTTGCACAGTTCTTTAACCCTGCTCGTGCAAGTGAGCAACTGGGTGCATCTTTGACAGAACTAGATGCTGCAGGAGTTGACACTAGTGGTAACTTCTATGATCCATATGAGAATCCTCTACAGATCGAGTTTGAGTCCAAGATTGCAACTACTATTCAGTCTGCTAGAACTATTCAGGTTGATCCTCAAGGAACAGGAAGCCTGGTTAATAGACTAGAACTAACTGTATTTGATCATACGATTATCAACCAGCAATTGAAGAATGAAATCTTCACTATTGTTGAAATTGGTATCCCTCAAGGTGCTGGTATTCAAACTGACATCTTCAATAGTAATGATAACAACTATGTAAGTTGGACTGGTAATACCTCTGGTTATGGTTATATTCACGCATATTACGCCGCAGATCAGACTGCGTTTGTTATCCTGAAGAATGTCAATGGAACTTTAGACTTAAGTAATACCGTTCCTACAACATTCGTCCAGAACAATGGAACTTTCTTCGATCTAACTGGTCAACCAGATGGTTATCCAGGCAATGTTTCTAGATCTGATAGAAAGAACTATCTCTACAGAATCGAGGGTGCTAACGTATATACAGTAGTACCTGGCGATAAGATCACTACACCTGGTGGTGACACGTACACTATCACTACACTTGAAGATGTTGAGGATATTAATGATACTTTCTACATCTTTGATGTTGAGACTATCCAAGAGCAGATTCCTCTACAGCAAGATGGTGTCTACTATCTGACTTGTGTCCGTGGTAACATCTCTCCATATCCTCTCGGTGCTGGTGTTGGAACTAACTTCCACTACTACAGGTTCTCTCAACCTATCTCTAACCTGTATCCTCTAGACTACAAGAATGACCCACTGTGGTTCCAGATTGATGATAATGGAAATAGAGATGCGACGATTCTTGATCCCCCAGCGTCTGCATCTGCTGCTGATAACTATGTCCATGGTCTTGTTACTCTTAATGATTACAAGTACAGTGAAACGAAGGAAGCAATTAGCGACCTAATTACTGCCAACGCTCTGTCTATCTTTGATTATACTAATACCACATCAGATTTAAGTGGTGAAATTATTGACAATAGACTTCAAGCACAGGAAGGTAACGCATCTGTAGGTTCCGAGAATAGAAAGATTGCTATTTCTGGTGACTCTCAATATCCTCTAGATGCAAGATTCTATACAGAACTACGTCGTCCTTCGATTGCAAGATCTGGTAACCACACGTTTGAATACCTTGGTTTCGGTCCTGGTAACTACTCCACTGGTTTCCCACTCCGTCAGGAAGTCGTTCTATCTGATAAGCAAGACTTCTACGCACAAGCGAAGCGTGAGGACGCTGGTATCGTCTTCTACACTGGTCTGAACTCTAACGGCGACCTCTATATCGGTAACCGTAAGATCAACGCTATTACAGGCGAAGAGACGTTCCTTGAGCAGGCAGTTCTTGAGGACAGTGGTGATGATGGAGATACCATCGGAGCACTGGTTACTACCTTTGACACTGCTGTTACATTCAACGACAAGATTACTGTTGAGGGCGAAACATTCCTGAATAACCCAGTTCAGGTCAACGTTGATCCTCTAGATGGTGACTCTCTTCGTATTCTGTCTCTTGTCACTACTGGCGATGATCCTACTCAAGATAGATCCTCCTTTAGAGACACCCGAGATGGAGACATCGTTCTAGGTAAAAACCAGATTGAGGCAGCAGTATTTAAGTTCAATCCTCGTGGTAACGTAAGTGCTGCTGGTCAAGGTTATACTTTCAGAACACACTATACTGGTGGACTTCCAAGTAACACCACTCCAGATAATTCTGGATTGCTTGCAGATGGACTTGGTGGAACTGCGTTCTATACTGCACAGAACATCACTTATGGTTCTTCGATTCTACCTAATGCTGGTGACATCATCCTTAAGGGTTCTGAAGTTGGAAGCACTGGATCTCTTGGTTGGATTTATTCCAACTTCTTCACAGAGATTAGTGATCAGCAGATCTTTACGCTTGCATCTGATAATACTACTGAAATTCTTATTACCTGGGCAGCAGGTCTTGACAACCAAGGTCTAAAAGTAAGACCAGGTGAATATCTACGTATTTCTAACTTCAGTAATGCATTCTTCAATGGAAGTTGGCAGATCTTGAGCGATGGATGGTCTGCGACTGGCAATACTGTCAAGATTAGACTATTCAACGCTGTTGCACAGACTACATTTGCTTGGGCTGACGAAGGTCCTGGCGCTAAAATGGAAGTCTCCCAATCCAAGTGGAAGGAGCAGGGTGTCATTGGTGCTGAAACCTTAAGAACTTATACTGAAGTTCCTGGTGATTACAAGCTAGGCATCAACACAGTTGGTAGAATGGCGAAAGAGGGTGTCTTTACGGCATCTACAAGCGAGGCAACAGAACCTCGTGCTAACTTGGATGTTGTTGGTACGACATTCATTACAGGTAGAACATTAGTTTCTTATGACAATCTTGGCGCTGTTGATGTTAACAACTACCTAGCAGAACCAGGAGAGAATAAGACTTACTTTGATGTAACTAATGCTTTCTTGGTTGGTGGTGAAAGTGATTCGCCCAATTCTATTGCTACCTTCCGTATCGCAACTACGGATGTTGACCTTGCTGATAGAACAACCACTTACATTACAGGTGGTAGAGTTGGTATCAATACTTCTATTGATCTTGCTGCTGATAGAGAACTAGATAGAAACTTCGTTGTAGTTGGTGATTCTAGATTCACTGGAAACATGCTGGTCTCCGATGATATCAGCATTGACGGTGGAGATCTGAATTCTACTGCAGAGACATTCAAGCTCCTTGACGAAAATGTCAACTTCTTCCTGGGTCTTGGTGGTGCTGAATCTATCGCTCTTGGTAATAACACAACCGCTGATCAAGTAATTAACATTGGTAACAGTGTTTCTAATACATCTTCACACACATTAAGAATCGGTGCTAATGCTGGCACAGGAACCTTCGAGGTTCATAAGGGATCTAATAGTGCTATTGTAAATATCGCATCTGTTACCGATGTAGAGGCTGCTAATTGTGAAGTAGTTATTGGTGGTGGTCATCCAAACACCAACACGATTACTTCTATTGGTACACACCAGACCAAAATTGCTGGTACATTAGAGATTTCTGCTTTCCCAGGTAACTCTAGTGCTCGCTTGTTTACTCAAACAGCAACAGCAACTCTGTTTGATGGTCAGGCAACAACTAAAGTTCAAATCGGACTAAATGCTGCAACGGTCAATATTGCTGGTCTTGGTGGTAACACGACAGTTAGAAACTCTCTGATTGTTCAGGGTAATACGACATCTAAAGGATCTATTATCCTTGAAGGTGGTCTTGATGCTAGTATCCTCAAGGTTGGTAGAGGTAAGTTTGGCACAACAGCAGTTTCACACGTTGTTGGTTCTCTTGATAATCCAAATATTGATTATCTTGAGTATCAAGAGCTAGGTAAGTTCCTTGATACTGGTGGTACTGGTCCTTGGGGTGGATCTGGAGATCGTCTCTCTGGAGGACAAATTACTAACATTGATGGTATTAGTCCTACATCGAGTTCTACTTGGGTAGCAAATCAAACATATACCTTCGTAACAGTAACCACCACAGGAGGTGGAACTGGAGCACTGTTTAATATTACTATCGACGCCAATGGATCAGCATCAATTGATATTGTTTCCTCTGGTTCTGGATATGACGACAATGATCTGCTCACGGTTACTGCTGATAAGTTAGGAAATGCTGCTGGTGATGATCTGACATTCAGAGTCAATGGAACTAGCAGTGCTGGTGAGGTATACATCTTACCAATCACACCAAAACCATCAATTAATGACTTTAAGATTGGTGACATTCTATTCCTGAAGAGATCTGAAGAAGCAGGTATCTACGCTAGTGATGGTACATTTACCTCTACTCAAGATACAACTGCATCTCCTATTGGTGAGGAATATACAGAACTTCTGAAGGTTGTTGGTTTAACTAACATTACGAACGCAGCTGATCCTCTTGGTTACAGACTTGCGGTTGAACGTGCTCAACTTGGAACAACTGAAAGAAGTGATCACCCAGATAATTGTGAGATCGCTAAATTTGATGTTCAGTTAAATGCCTCATTCATTAGTGGTGTTGACCTTGATGGCAATGGTGAACTAGATGCAGGTGGTGCTGGAATCTCTAACGCATCTACTGATGTTAACATCGGTGTTGCTAAATTTGGTGGAGATCCTTCTACTAATGACTTCTTGATTCTTTCCGACAATGAAATTGTTTCGATTGAAGAAAGAGTAAGCACTGATGTACAATCTATTATTGTTACTGATGGATCAACTACTAATCCAGAGACCACATTCAAGGTATTCTCTACTTCTGGTAATACTGAAATCAGAGGAAGTCTGAAGCAAGGTACTGGTCTCGATAGATTTACTATTGACGTTAGTGGCAATACTGTAACTCAAGGAACTTTAACTACAAATAATACACTTAAGATTAGAGGTAATGTAGTAGAAGGTAAAGAATTCTTTACTATCACTAACGGCGGTGCTACTGGTACTACAGAACGTACAACTTTAGAAGTTGATACTGCTAATGGTAACCTAGATATTATGGGTGGTGACTTTACCATCTGGGATAGTGCGAAGAGTACGAAGAAGTTGTTCTTCGATAATTCTTCGGGAGATCTTACCATCACTGGTAAGTTGAGTGCAACAGGCACTGGTCAGGCTGATTTCGGTGGTGACTTGGTTGTCGCTGGTGATTTAACTGTCAATGGTGGTGACCTAACTGTTAACCAAGGTGGTACTACTATCTTCAAGGTTGAAAATAACAAGACGTTAACTGTTGCTGGAATTGATAATTTCTTCTCTAGTTCAGGTGGTCGTAAGTGGGTCTATAACAATGACGTTGGATTTGTTGCAGAAGCAAACGTAAATTACTTCCTTGATATTTCTTCTAATACCGTTGTGAAGTTACCACCAAGTCCAAAAATCGGTGATATGATCAGGTTCATTGATATTGGCGGTCTTCTAACTTATAACCTTTCTCTGGTTGTTAGAGCACCATCCAATACCAGAGTCCAGAATACTGACACTAATACTGGTAATGCATTGTTATCTGGTAATAGTACAAGTCTAACAGGATATACAGGTGGAGAACTGGTAGTTCAGACACCTAACGCTGGATTTGCACTTGTATACGCTGGTGCTGCTGATGATGACGGAAATGGGCAAGCACCAACATCTAAAGTAGGTTGGTTCCTTGTAGAGGTCTGATACATGGCATATTACGGTCAAATACAAACTATGAAAGGTGCCTCTATAGGCACCATCATACCTTGGGCGGGTGGTCTTTCCGAGATCCCAGATGGTTGGCTTATTTGTGATGGTGGAACGAGAAGTGCTAGTGATTTTCCTTTGCTAGCACAAGTTATTGGCGATAGATATACACCAGGAACGAGTGATTTGGTCACAACTGGTGCTAATTCTTTTCCAAATTACGGTGGTTCTTTTTCTTTGCCAAGATTGACCACTAATAATGCTTTAATGGATATGGAGAAGCAGTATTTTGGTGCTTCGTCAGTTCTTAATGCATCTAATCCAAA